ATAGCCGTTGGCCGATTGCAGTTCGGAGACTGCCACGATCCAACGGATCGTATGCGACAGCCGAGGAACGAGGGAACGATCGAAGCCGCTTGCGGCCAAGACCGAAGGGCTTGGTTCACGAGAGCGCGGTCGTCGCCCACATACTTCATCGTCTCCCACCAAAAAATTAAAGGGTCGAGACTAAAACTTTTACGGAGAGTCTAGCACTACTGGTATACAAGCAGCTACTTACCCAGCACCAATGTCTCAGGAACAAGCATCACTGTCAGATACACAAGGGTTTAGGGGTTACTGTGGGTAAAACATGACATCTGTTTGCTGGGTCCAACCCCCATCACCCCCCTTATTTGCCGGGTATATCTGCTTCCTGCCCCCTATAATGTTGGTTTCGTATAATCATTCGTGTATAATACCATTTGAGAACGTAAGGAGAACGTCCATGACAACTCGAGATTACAAGGCCGAATACGCTAATTACCATTCTTCGGCAAAGCAGAAAAAGAACCGAGCAGCGAGGAACGCGGCCCGAGCCACTATGGTCAAGTCTGGCCGTGTTAAGAAGGGGGACGGGAATGACGTTACGCACCGTGACGGGAACCCTAGAAACAATGATGGCAAAAACCTTGGTGTTTTGTCTGCTAGTAAGAACCGGAGTTACAGCCGTACTTCGGCAGCAAAGAAGTCTCAAGTCCACTAGAAAAATCGGCTATGTATTTTCGTTTGGGATTATTGTATCGTGGTCCTAGGACCTTGGTTTTGTAGGAGCGTGTTATGGGTTGGAACGATTTTTTTGGTGACGGTGGCACACTTGAGACGTTTGTTGACAAGATTGTTGATATAGACGGTGACGCGTCGGACGGAACGTCTGGTGGAGTGGCTAACTTAGGCAAGACAGACCCCAAGAATAATACGGGTTCGTTTGTATTTACGGACAATGCGAGTGCGGAAGATAAAGAGAACATTGCGAATGGCAACACGGGTTTTGTTTCAAGTAACATTGTACAGGTTGGTCAGAACACTGTGTCGGGTGTTACGCAAAACTCTGATGGAGAGTTTGTTAGCAATGCGACGGGCGAAGTTTTAACGAGCGACGCGAATACGATAGTTCAGTCATCTGGGGTTATTATTGACTCGGTCATGGGTCCTGTTGACGAGGCTGATATGACCAAGGCTATCCAGGTCAACATGTCTCGGATAGCGGAGGGTTTAGAACCTATCAACGTCCATGAGATTATGGCGGACGATACATTAATGGGGCGCGATGCGGTTGTTGCGCCGGCGGCTCCTGCTCCGTCAACTATTACTTCCGATGCGTTTGGGGATCTTTTTCCCACTGCGGCGGAAGCGGCGAAATCGGACTTGGTTATGGCTGCTTCATCTACTGCGGCGAACAACGCGATAACCGCTGCTAACAATGCAGAGTATGACACTCGTGGGGATCAGCTTGGAACTTCCCCCGCGCCAGTAGTTCCATATGGTCCAGGGTCACTTCCTAGTGATTTCGAGGCTACTGGAACTTCCCCAGCACCAGTAACGCCAGTAGTACCAGCACCACTTACAACAGACATAGGTGGAAATGAAACAAAGACTTTAGCAAACGGCACACAGTATACGGTAGATTCCAACGGGGCTTTTGTGGGGATAGTTCCGGCAGAGACTGCGGACGTTACAAGAGACGTGAATGGAAATGAGATCAGGACTTTATCGGGCGGCACACAGTATACGGTAGATTCCGACGGGGCTTTTGTGGGGATAGTCCCGGTAGAGACTGCGACTGTAGACGACACCCTTGTAACTGGCTCCAAGATTGGTGACCCGGATTACGATGAATTTGGTCAGACTACAGACTTGGATGCGTTATTAAACTTGACTGCGAGTATGGCGGGAAACAACGAGACGGGTGGCTCGGCTTCGGCGGAAGTTGCTTTAATTGACGGGATTGCAGCGGGCGCAGACGGCACTGCCTTAACCGCAGAACAGGTTGCGGCTTTAATGCCCGTTGCCAGCGATAATGATAATACTCAAGGTAACGACGCAGAAGCCTTTCAGACTGTAGGAACAACGGTTCCCCTTGACGATATCCTTACTGAAGGTGAGATAGCGGCGAGAGATTTTGAGGCGACAGTAGCGGCCCGAAATGCAGGTACTGCCACGGGTACTACGGATTACGACTTTATCCCTGCTTCTTTAACAGGCGCCACGATTACCCCTGCTCGGCTCGCGGACCTTGAATCTTATGTAGCAAGTGGCGCTGATGCTGACGATTTGGAAGCTGCGGGATTTACTCCTGCGGAAATATTAGCGTATGAAAATACGATCCCGACGCCGGGAACTTTTGTGCCTAATGCTGCGGATTCGGTTGCCCCTGGAATAAGCACTGTTGAGAGTTATGCCAATATGTTGGAGTTTGTGAAGGGGAACCCAGACCTTTCTTTAACAGATATGGCGAAGGGCCTTGGATACAGCAGCGCGGGCGGATTTTTAGAGGAGTTATCTCTTCGTGCGGGCGGCACGGGTAAACAATTAGATGATCTATTAAATTCTCTGGCCTCGGTGGGATTAATTTCTGGCTCAGAGGTTATTGACAATCCTGAGTACATTGCAAATCTCAAGAGTTTAGAGGACATGAATGCTCTTGATATGCTTGCTTTAGAGAATCAAGCAAAAGCATTAGGGGTAACTGTTGAATCACTTCTTGACCCAACTAAAGACGATGCAGGGAATCTTATTACTACAAAAACAACTACGGATGCGGAATATACCACTGGGTCGGACATATTTGGTGTACCGGGTGAATTCGATCCCGCCACAGGCAAAGTTGTTGGTGGAAGCGGACTTGCCAAATATCTCAACGAGCAGTCCGGCGGTCTATTTGCACAACAGTCGGATGAGTACAGGCTGGCGGTTAAAAATGGTATGCCTGATCCGGACAACATTGGCTACACTGTTGATGGGCGCAGGATCACAGATCCAAGTTTGTGGATGGCGGACACTGCCATCCAAGAACTTGGCGGTTTAGGGATAGATATTGCGTCAATGATGCTTCCAGGGGGGCCACTTGTTGGAGTTGCGGTGGCGTTACAGCAAAACGTAGCGGAAGCGGGGATGGCTGGATCAAATGACGTAGAAAAAGAAATGGATGCGCTTCGCACGACTGCTTTTGCATCTCTGAGCAATGAGGAATTTGCAGAATTAAAAGAAGCCGCAATGACACAAGGGTTTTACACGGCAGGATTTGCGGGCGGTGTTGCTGATACAATCGCTGCGGGTGTTGCTCGAGGGGCTCCAACATTGCTTGTGAAAGCTTTACCTGGTGTTTTAAGTAAAGTTGCGGGGATCCTTGGAACTGAGTTTGCTTCAGGCGGTGCGGAAGCGGCTGCTGTAAACGCGGCGATTATTAGTGCGATGAAATCTGAGGGGTTAAATCCTTCGGATTATGGCGCTGATATGTTAAACGGTGTGTTTAACTCTGCGTGGAGCGAGATGTTTGGTTCGACGGGTGCTACGGGTATTGCTGCGGGATCCTCTGCGGTGGTTGCTTTATCAGGCAACTCGGCGGGCAATGTCGATGAGACAGCTAGTATTGGCGGTGCTTCGACCACTGCGGGCTCTTCTCTTCCTAGCAATTTTGAAGCCACAGGGGTTTCTACTGACCTCACTACCACTGCTGCTCCTGCTGCGGGCTCGGGATCTATTGACGCGGCCCAAGCTTTCGGCACAACAAATACGCAAACAGTTACGGACAGTTCGGGAAAGATATTTACGGTTGATACTACTGTAGACTCGGTTGGCACCACCACGGTGCAGGTTACAAACGACAGCGACAAAACTTCTACTGTTACGAACGTGGCTTCAGGCAGTACGAAGGTTGTTAATGTGGGTACAGGAGCAAATGTTGTTGTAAACGGCGCGGACTCTTCTACCACGGGCTCTGTTAAAACTTCTGTAAATACTGGCAAGAAAGCCTCTACTGGCACAGGAGAAACTCTTCTTACAGGCGGTACAGATACAACTGGTGTAACGGGCGCAGAAACTACGGTTACTGGCACAGGAGAAACTCTTCTTACAGGAGTAGGAAACACCAATGTCGTTTCTCTTTACGATTCGGGCAAAGTCTACCGACGAGACGGTGTTATGTATGTTGGTGACCCTGCAAACAATATTAAAGCAGACGGTATAATCAACGGAACTTCGTATTCTAATGGTCAGCTTCTTGTCGGAATGGGCGATAGTCAAACTTTAACTGGAACTGGCGGTATAGCCACTATTACTGGCGCTGCTGGAACTGGCGCCACTGGAACTACTGGAACTGGCGCCACTGGAACTGGTGGAACTGCCGTCACTGGGACTGGTGGAACTGGCGTTACTGGAACTGGTGGAACTGCCGTCACTGGGACTGGTGGAACTGGCGTTACTGGAACTGGTGGAACTGGCGTTACTGGAACTGCCGCCACTGGAACTGGCGATACTACGGTCACGGCAAACGGAGAATCAACCGTTACAACTGTTGGTAACACGACAGTGACTACTAGCACGGACAATGATGGAAACGCCACGATTACCACGACTAATAACACAACTAGCGCGACGACTACGACAGCGGTAAACAATGGAGAAGCGACAACGGTTAACACAGGCGAAGTCAATGTTGCTGTGGATAACAGTACGACGGGCACCGTTACCACGGTTGAGGCTGGTGGCACTGGGACGGGCGGTGTTACCACGGTTGAGTCTGGCGGCACTGGGACGGACGGTGTTACCACGGTTGAGTCTGGCGGCACTGGTACCACCGTCACCACAGTTGAAGAGCCTCCCGTAACTGTAACTCCTCCCGTAACTGTAACTCCTCCCGTAACTGTAACTCCTCCAGCGGTTGTGACTCCTCCCGTAACTGTAACTCCTCCAACATCTTACACACCACTTCCCAGCGACGATGGAGAGCCTCCAGTAGGGGAGACGGCGCCTGGGTACACGTCTGGAATCGCGGGCATATCTGGTCTAGGAAGACCCACAGCGTCTCCTTATTATCAAGCGCAACAGGTTGGAGACTACTCGTTTTACAAACCGCAGCCTGGCGTAGATCAGTCCTTACCGTTGAATCCTCAACAATTTGGTTTGATGAGCTACTTGTCTCCTACCGGTGGAAGAGAATACGGATATGGATATAGAGCCCCGAATGCAGATTTAGAGTATTTACAAAGGCTCGCTAAAATCCAAGGTACTGGGGCCGAGCAGCTACCGAGTGAAGACTTGATAGGCAACGGATGAATCTTCAAGCCTTACCGGAAGAAGCCTTAAAAGAGATCCTAGCTCTAACCGAGGCAAGAAAAACACTTGACTTACGCGAAAAGGCGCATGATTTCTTTATGCCCTTTGCGCATCATGTGTATGAAAACTTCATTGAGGGCCAGCATCACCGAGTTATTGCGGAAAAGCTTGAGCGTGTTGCTCGAGGAGAGTTAAAGCGTTTAATTATTAACATGCCTCCTCGACATTCTAAGTCTGAGTTTGCAAGTTTCTTAATGCCTGCGTGGTTTTTGGGCAGGAATCCTAAGTTAAAAATTATCCAAGCGACCCACAACACAGAGTTAGCGGTTCGTTTTGGCCGTAAAGTAAGGGACTTAATTGATGATCCAGCGTATAAAGAGATTTTTCCAAACACGAACCTCAAGGAAGACAATAAAGGCGCAGGTAAGTGGAGCACTACGGCGGGCGCAGAGTACTTTGCTGCTGGTGTGGGAGCAGCTATCACTGGGCGTGGTGCGGATTTACTTATCATTGATGACCCTCATTCGGAGCAAGATGCGTTAAGCGAGAGCGCATTTGACAACGCTTACGAATGGTACACTTCTGGACCCCGTCAGCGTCTTCAACCGGGTGGAACAATCATTTTGGTCATGACCCGCTGGGGTAAAAAAGACTTGACAGGCAGATTACTGGCCCAGCAGGGCAGTGATATCATGTCTGACCAGTGGGAGGTTGTAGAATTCCCTGCAATTCTGCCTAGTGACAAGCCATTGTGGCCTGAGTTTTGGGAAAAAGACGCATTATTGGGCATCAAGGCTTCTTTGCCCGTTCAAAAGTGGAATGCGCAGTGGCAGCAGACGCCAACTTCCTCCGAATCTGCGATAATTAAGCGAGAATGGTGGCAAGAGTGGGATAAAGAAGACATTCCCCCCGTCAAGTACATACTTCAAGCGTATGACACCGCGTTTTCAAAGAAAGAGACGGCGGATTACTCTGCGATCACCACTTGGGGAGTGTTTCAGCCGGAGGAAGGTGGCCCTGATCACCTTATTTTGATGGATGCGCAGCGTGGGCGGTGGAATTTCCCTGAACTAAAGGAGAAAGCCTTTGAAGAGCATGAATATTGGGAGCCGGACATGGTGTTGGTCGAAGCGAAAGCGTCGGGTACACCACTCATTGACGAGTTGCGGCTTCGCGGTATTCCTGCCTTGGGCTTCTCGCCGGGCAAAGGACGTGATAAGGTGACGAGAATGCACATGGTTGCGCCATTGTTCGAAGCTGGTGTAGTGTGGGCACCAAGTGACAAGAAGTTTGCTGATGAAGTGATTGAAGAAGTAGTTTCATTTCCTCATGGCGATCATGATGACTTTTGTGATAGCATGACATTAGCACTAATGCGTTTTCGCCAAGGCGGGTTTATTTCGCTTCTTGGCGAAGAGGAAGAAGAGAATGAATATCGCCGTAAGCGGGAGTATTACTAATGGCCTTGCCACCACTTGTAGATTCTGGAATTTCACTTGAAGACATGGTTCCGAATGAAGCATCTGTAGATGTTTCATTTTCTCCGCCTGAAGATTTTGCGGGCGGTGCGGAGATTATGGACGACGGTCAGGGAGGTGCAATTATTCAAGCTCTTGCTGAAGCTATGGCAGGGGAAAGCCAAGAAGAACAGATTGCACATGATGATAACTTAGCTGAGTTTTTGGATGATGGTTATCTTGGAGAGATGTCCTCGGACCTTCGTGCGTCTTACGAAGATGACATGGAGTCTCGTTCTGAGTGGGAACAAACGTACACTCAGGGTTTAGATCAGCTTGGCGTTAAGTACGATGAGAGAACTCAGCCCTTCCAAGGTGCTTCTGGCGTTACGCATCCGTTGATTGCGGAGAGTGTTACGCAGTTCCAAGCGCAGGCGTATAAAGAATTGTTACCTTCTGGTGGGCCTGTAAAGACGCAGGTCTTGGGCATGCAGGATGTGGCGAGAGAAGAGCAAGCGTCTAGGGTTAAGGAGTTCATGAACTACCAGTTAACGGAAGTTATGGAAGAGTTTGATCCAGACATGGACCAGTTGCTGTTTTATTTACCTTTGTCTGGTTCTACCTTTAAGAAGGTTTACTACGACGAAACGAGACAACGCGCTGTATCAAAGTTTATTCCTGCACAAGATCTAGTTGTACCTTACGCTGCCTCAGACTTGGCGACTGCTTCTCGTGTTACGCATGTGCTTCGCATGGATGCAAATGAGATCCGTAAGATGCAAATGGCGGGATTCTATAGAGAAGTAGAGTTAAGCACTCATAACCAAGAGGACGAGGTTCGTCAGAAAGTTGACGAGATCCAGGGCACGTCTCGCACGTATTCGGATGAAATATACACTATTTTGGAGATGCATGTTGACCTAGACCTTGAGGGGTTTGAGGACATGTCCCCTGATGGGGAGCCGACAGGAATTGCGATTCCATACATTGTTACGTTAGACGAGGGTTCTGGGCACGTTTTATCCATTCGTCGAAATTTTGAAGAGGGTACTGGGATTGCTAAGAAGCAGCAGTATTTTGTTCACTACAAGTTTATGCCTGGTTTAGGGTTCTATGGTTTTGGTTTGATCCACATGATTGGTGGATTAGGTCGCGCAGCTACGAGTATTCTTCGCCAGTTGATCGACGCCGGAACCTTGGCAAACCTCCCGGCTGGGTTCAAGGCTCGGGGCGTAAGGGTTCGTAACGATGACGAGCCCTTACAACCTGGAGAGTGGCGAGACATCGATGCGCCTGGCGGCAACATACGTGATGCGATTATTCCGTTGCCATACAAAGAGCCGTCAGCCACATTGGCCCAGCTTCTAGGAGCCCTCATAGAGGGCGGCAGACGTTTTGTTTCACTAGCAGACCAACAGACAGGTGACACCAATTCAGAGGCTCCTGTAGGCACTACAGTGGCTATGCTTGAGCGTGGCATGAAAGTTATGTCTGCGATACACAAGCGGTTGCATTACGCTCAGAAGCAAGAATTCCGTGTTCTAGCTCGGATATTTAGAGATAATCTTCCGCAAGAGTATCCTTACGACGTTCAGGGCGGAGATCGGACTATTATGTCCGCGGACTTTGATGGTCGCGTAGATGTAGTTCCGGTAAGTGACCCCAACATATTCTCTATGGCGCAGCGGGTTACGTTGGCTCAGACGCAGTTGCAGTTGGCTCAGTCTAATCCTCAGCTTCATAACTTAAACGCGGCGTATCGTCGGATGTACCAAGCTCTTGAGGTCCAGAACATTGACGAGATACTGCCCCCTCCTCCGAAGCCGCAGCCGTTGGATCCTTTAATTGAGAATGCTCGTGCGTTGACTGGAGAACTTTTACAGGCGTTTGATGGGCAAGACCACGACGCTCACATCGAAATTCACTTGATGTTTATGAAAACACCTTTGGTCATGACTTCACCTCAAGTTATGGGTATTTTAACAGGGCATCTGCAAGAACACATTTCTAAGAAGTCTCGTGAGATGGTAATTACTGAGATTGAAGGTTTAATGTCTCAAGTGCAGTTGATGGTTCAATCTGGCGAAATAGACCCAGAACAAGCACAACAGCAAATGATGGAAGTTCAGCAGCAAATGCAGAACCCAGAAGAGATTGAGAAGATGGTGGCTCTACAGCAAATGCAGTTAATGAATGAGTTGATGCCAAGGATTACACCGCAGGGTGAGGATCCAATGCAGGATCCACTTGTGCAGATTAGAATGCAAGAGCTTGCGATAAAACAACAAGATATGCAGCGTAAATCTACCGATGACTCGGCGCAGATCAATCTTGAAATGAATAAAATGCAGCAACGAGCAGCGACAGATGCCGCTAGAATTGAAAGTACAGAAGAAATTGCAGATCAACGGAACGATACGAACCTTGATCGCATAGAAGTGCAACGACAAAAAATGCAGCGGGGGTAACATGCCTCTAAAAGAATGCCTGTTCTAGAGACTATTGCGGCCGCTAACGCTGCGTATTCAATAATTAAGAAGTGCCTTGAGAACGGGCGCGAAGTTAAGGACATGGTGGGCCATGTTGGCAAGTTTCTCAACGCTGAGGACGAGCTTAAGGATGCCGTAAAGCGTAAGAAGAATAATCCCATCTCTGCTATTACTGGCGGGGCCGAAGGGGATTGGGAAGAGTTCCAAGCCCTTGAGAAGCTAAAAGAACAAAGAAAAGAACTAGAGTCTTGGTGTAGATTGTATGGTCCTCCCGGCACATGGGACCGCTGGGTTCTTTGGCAGGCGGACGCTAGAAAGGCTAGAAGGGCAGCTTTAAAACAGAAACAAAAAGAACGCGAACAGCTTATTGAAATGTTGATGATTTGCTTGGGGTGTTTCTTTGCTGTCTCTTCAATGGCCGCATTGATATATATGGTAGGCAAATACATGGATAAATGGTAATGTTTTTCTTAATGTGGTTTCTGTATTCGAACAACGCCGTGGACGTGTACCAATTGGGGCAGTTCAGGACGGACAAGGCTTGTGAAGCTGCAAAGTCCGAGGCAATGATTTTAATAACTAACAGTAAGACGAGAATACTTTGTTTTGAGGTTTTAAGCGATGACTGATTTTGAAAAAGCCGACCTTGATAGCAACGGCCACATAGACAAGGCCGAATGGGACAAGCTTGCTTGGGAAGACAAGCGCCGTCAGATGGACGACGAAGATCACAAGCGAGATGCTCAGTTACGGATGACGTGGTTTGCTTTGTCTGGCATGGTACTTTACCCTTTGATTATTCTGACGTGTTCTATTTTAGGATTTGATACTGCGGCAAAGTTAATTACGGATATAGCCTCAATATACATTGTGAGTGTTTCGGGTCTGTGCGCCGCGTACTTTGGCTTTAATGCTATGAACAAAAAGTCTGCTGCTCCTGTGTCTACATCAAAGGTGATGGATAAATGATAACTTTATTAGGTAGTTTACTAGGTTTTGGGACATCTTTTCTGCCGGAGATATTAAACTACTTCCGGGCGGGTCAGGATCATAAACATAACCTTGAGCGGATGTCTCTTGAGATGGACATGATGGCAAGGCGCAATGAGTTAAAGCTAGACATCTTGGACAAGCAGGCTGATATTAAGGAAACAGAGAGCTTATACAAACATGATAGCATGGACGCAGGAGGTTTTATTAACGCACTACGAGGTAGCGTCCGGCCTGTCATCACTTACGTTTTTTTTAGCCTTTTCGTTGCCATCAAGATAACTGCTTTGATGGCTTTAATGGATTCTGGAGCAGACTTCGGCAAGTCTTTGTCTCTGATCTGGGATGACTCAACCAGCGGCTTGTTCGCCGCAATAGTAAGTTTTTGGTTCGGCGGAAGAGCCGTATCCAAATATATGAAGGGGAAACCATGACATATAAACTAGGAAACCGTAGTAATGAGCGGCTAGAGGGCGTGGACCCTAGCATGCAAACTGTTGTTCGCGCAGCAATAGGTCGCTCTGAGCAGGACTTTAGCGTGATCTGTGGCCTGCGGACCCGCAAGGAGCAGGAAGCTCTTGTGGCAAAAGGTGCTAGTCAGACTATGAAGTCCAAGCATCTTGGCGGCTTTGCTGTAGATTTAATGGCGTATATTGATGGCGGTCGATGGGAATTAAATCTGTATGATGAGATTGCTGACGCCATGAAGGACGCGGCAAAAGAGCTTGGGATTAAAGTTCGGTGGGGTGCGGCTTGGCATATAGATAACATTGCTGAATTTG